ATCTTATATCTGTCCTTAATTGGTAGCTGTTTTAATTTGCTTATAATTGTCATATCTATATTATTTAAAGTTTAGTTTTAAAGGGGCCATAGCTAAAGCTGGTAATTTCTTTACTGTTTAATAGCTGCCAGGCTTTTCTATATATGGCTGTTTTTTTAGGATATTTGCAGCCTCTAAAATAGGTGGCTTTATTATTGTCGCTGTAGACTAAAGTAAATTTGTATAATTGCATAGTATTTATTTTTATAAGTTAATTAAAAAGGGAGCTCTGTATTTATTACAAAACCTGAGGTATCTTTGCGGGCCTTTCCTTTAGCCTTAAGGCCCAATACAATACCTTTGTTGTAAAGCATTACAAGGTCTGAGCTGTCACCGTCTACAACTTTAGCACCTTTATACCTTTGTGGTAGGTCACCGCTAAACACGGCCGCTACATTAATTCCTAATTTTATGGCCTGGTCTGTTTCTGCATGGTTACTTTCTGAGCGGCTAAAGGTTACTGTATAATTTTTATGATCTTTATATCTAATAACGCGGTGAAGGTTTTTGCTATAGTCGTAAAATGTGGCCCAGTCGGATAGCTGGCTAATGTCCAGGCCCGTATATTTATTCAATAGGTGTACAAAATCCAGGTCACTTGTTCCATTAAGCCTGAAGGCTATTTTTTCGCCCCTCTTTTTTGCTGTAGTGTATTTTTTCATAATTTCATAAGATAGCTGCATTAAAAATTCGCGTCTATTGTTTATATAAAATTCTGTTCTTTTTGCTCTTGCGTTTTGAACGCTCGCAAAAGCCCCGTGGCCAGCCGTTTCTAAACATACGGCCGCGCAATTTACTGAGGCGTGACTGCAAATATTAATTCCTTTACTGTTAAGTGTGAAAGGCCTTAAGTACATTATAAAGGTTTTTATGCTATTCTTTTTTGTTTTGGCGTTGGTGGATCCGTCACTTAATAACTTTTGCACGGCTTTTTTAGTTTCTTTTTGTATTGCTGTTTTCATGTCTTAAAAGTTTAGATTATCAAAAGCCGCGCATAAAAATACAAAGCTGTAAAGAATTACGCCCGCTATAATATAAAGCGAGGCAAAAAAAACGAGGTTGCTAAGGTCTTTTTTCATCTTATTGTTTTGTCGTTAGGTTAACATAAATAAAAATAAAGCTTATTAATAAAGCCGATCCGATAAAGCCAAAAATTAATTCCATTGTCCCTGTTTCCATAATTGATAAATTTTAAATTGTTATTGTTTCTTATTGATATTCAAATATACAACTATTTTTTAATACGCAAGCAAAAAAGATACTTTTTTTGTTTTTATCTGTTTTTTTTTGGTGCCACCTTTGTATAGTAAGGAACGCACGCACGAATAAGCATTTTAATTTTAATAACCAAATTTTTCTTATAAATAGGCCCTTATTTATATTTATTACAAATAAGAAAAAAAGTGTTAATAAAATGTTAAAGTTTTTGCCAGCTTAAAAAAAGGCCCTATCTTTACTATGTAATAAAGATAAGGGTCTGCCTCTGAAAGAAGGGTGAAAGAGTAGACTCCGCCCTACCTTATATTTTCTTTGTAGGAATTTTCCTACATTGTTATACAAGGTACTATGCATCACAAGGTACTGGGCATGGGACAGGACTAACCCCTACTATGTTTAAGAGTGCCCGTACTATGTTTAAGGGGGTACTATGTTTAAGAGTATCCGTACTATGTTTAAGAGTAACAGAAAAGCCAGCTATGAAAGCTGGCCTTAATGAATGTGTCAATCAATTTATAAGTAAAAACTATAAATCAAATATAATACAAATATTTCTATCTCACAACATATTTTCCAGAATTAATTCCTTGGACTAAATATTGTAAGCCGTAACGGATTGCGTCCAGGTAATGATTGAATTTATCTATTGGCTTCTCATTTCTTTCTTGCCATACATAGTTATTCAGCTCTCTCATTACTCCGTGGCTTTGTCTGTCTACTATCATCTCATAGTCTTGTAGTAGTGCAATACCACTTAGAATACTACCTTGCTTCTTTATAGTTGGCTTTATGTTTAGGTCAAGAGCCTTCAGCTCACTTATGAGCCTTGGCTCTGAGTTATCACATATAATTAAGTCTGTTCCGCACTCTTGCTTGTTCTTAAAGGCTATTTCAGAGGTGCTTAGCCCAGTTTTACCGTATATCTCCCTAACATATAGCTTTCTCAATTCTTTATCTACTGAAATTTTCACAAGGGTTGTTAAATCTGTTGAAAACCCAAAATCCTGGCAAAAAACAGTCTTTTCTGTCTGCATATAGTCTCCTACTCTCCAATTCTTGATGATTGTACCTTCTGCTTTGGCTAACCATCCTCCAAGTATCTGGTGTACATATTTGTCTGGCCTCCTTGCTTTCATATCATAGACTTGGTCTAAGAATGACTTAGATAGGTTAGACTTATTATCTCTGTAGTCCGTATGTATGTAAGTAATGTCCTTCTCTATTCCATTGAAGCCATCTGGTATGCCGCTTGTCTGGAAGAACCTTTGGTATATCCAATGCTCCTTAGTAGTTGGGTTAAGAATCAGAACACATCTGTTTGGTTTCTCTTGATGTCTAACAGAGAAGTCAATCTTGTCAAACACATCCTCATCCACAAGCTCTTCGGCCTCATCCAATACAAAGGTTGTAACGCCATTCAGAGACTTCAGGGCCGCTGTTTGATTACCAGATGATGTTCTTATACCTTTGAACATTATTGAGCTTCCTGTAGTCAGATTTATAATCTCATCCTTAGTGATTCTGAATTGGTCAGAGACTCCCATCATTTCTATCTTCTCTATAAATTCTGGAATAATAGATGTCTGTGCTGACAGCATTGTATAACGAGAGAAGAGGACTTTATGTCCTCTCTCATATGTTAAGTTCAATAAGAATACAGCTACTCCAAAAGACTTTCCTGATCCCCTTCCTCCTGTGATTACATAGTACCTACTATCGCTTTTCCAGAGAGGAATATACTTCTCGTGAATCTTTACTTCTTGTGTCTCAGTCATACTATGATAACTGAAAATATACCAATCTGTTTTTAGTCTTCGTTCAACTCATCAACGTCAACTTCCTCTGCCTCAATGTCTATGGTATCCTCAAGTTGTTCTACTTGTTGAGGTGAAGCAAAGAAGTTAATGACTGGCGCATTGTTCTTATCTTGCTTATTGTCTGGGAGCTTATCCATTGGCTTGCCGTATCTATATTGAAACAGTAAGTTCATATGTGCAAAGGAGTCCTTAGCCTTCTCTGCTAATGTTTCCCAGGCTTCTTCCTCTGAGCCAAAGACTTTCTTCATTGCCTTTAGTGCATAGGTTCCTATCTGATCCTTCTTAGCTTGGTTAATCCTTGCTGGGGTCATACTTGCTTTCTTTACTTGAACAGCTTTAATCCCTTGCTTGTTCTTTCCATTTGCTTTCCTACCATCTGTAGGTTTTATATTGCTTGAGTGTCTCTTAGGTTTTGTCATTTTTCTTATTGTATATTGTTTGGTATAGATTCCATATCTCTTGGTATACATCAGCTTCTTTGTGAAGCTGACTTATCTCATAATGTTTGTGTCCCACATCTACATGAATGTTAAAGCCATCATTAACTACTACTGGATATACTCTGTAGTTATTATTAAAGCACCATACTTGTGCTTCATAATTCATATTATCTATCTTATATATTATCTTCTTTCTTCTCACCGAATCATATTAACCATAGCAGAGATCCTTTCTTCAAAGATTTGCAGTTGCTCTTCTGGAACTTGTGATGCAAGCTTCACTATATTGCTTCGCTTGTCATCTCCATTATGACTCATTAAGTCTACCTCTATGTTAAGTCTCCTGATCTCTTCATCCTTTACTTTGATTAAGTCAATCATCTCAGTAAACTTATCTACTATAGACTTCTCTCTTTCTGTCATCATTACCTCTTCATCCTTTTGGTTAACAAGCTCTACAGGGTATCTATTGTGAAAGTCTTCGTATATCTTATACAAGTCCTTGTCATATATCTTAACACCTTCAAATACTTTAAGACCGTGTAAGACTGTTGCGTGGTCTTTGCCAAACTTAGACCCTATATCTTTAAGACTGCGGAAAGTGTAGTCCTTAGCAAGCCTGTAGTATATAGCTCTACCCAAAACATAAACCCTCTCTCTTGTGTTCTTGTTTAAGTCTAAATTAGTTTTACTTTGTATTGTATCTATTATAAAATCTAAATCAATTTTCATCCTTTTCAAAGTTTATTTGGATAAGATCAGTCTTATCTTGTTCGTCTCTTATTTTGTAATAGTCTCCTATAAATGTGTATGTGTCTAAAGCTCTCTTTATACCAGCACATTGCTCATACATTTCCTTACGTTCATACTCCAACATAAGTAATCTTAAGTCTTGCTTGGTAATTTCGTGAGCTAAATCATACATAGCCATATAGTAAAACTCATCTATTATTTCTTTCTTTGACATCTAAATACTTTTGGTAGTAGCTTTTAGTTTGGTTATATTTATAACCCTTGTATATTCCGCCATTCCACATTCTAACCATCTCCTCTTCAGTAGGGAATCTACAATGCTTCTTAAGGAATACTTCTTTACCATAACAAAGATACAACATAAATACTTCTTCAGAAGCCTCCTCATAGAACATATCCTTGTGTCGGTAATCAGTACCATAAATACGATTAACATCGCTTAGAACGCTCCTCTGTATCTGTAGAATGCCGTATGACCTTCCATTATCTCCTATTGAGTCTGGATTGTTATTTGTCTCTACCACCTTTAATATAGACATAACCGACACCAAAGTACTCAAAATTATCAATATAGCTTGCATATAATTTCAATTCTCTTATTACTCTATTCCAATAACATTCTTCGTTGAAGTTCTTAGACAACGTAAATCCTTTTAAAGCTATAGACATCGCTTTATTATAAGATTTATGTATCTTAAGTAAGTCTATGGCACAATGCCTTGCATACATTCTATGCCCTTTTTTATAATACATCTTTAAGTACATGATTGCGTACAGAATCTAATGGGTCTGTATCTATGTAGAAGTGCTTATAAATATTCATAGCCTGTCTTACCTTCTCTCTTCCTCTCTCTATGAAGTCTCCACTACATTCAAAGATACCTATGTCTTTAGTATCCTTGTCAACTACTAAGAAGATAAACTCATCAGCATCAAACAAAGATAAGTATAGAGCAGCCTGGAGATCATAGGAGAAGTTCTTAGCACTCCACTTAAAGTTAGGCACTCCTTTACTTGTAGTCTTTAGGTCAATAATTGTCTTTCCTTTTATAGCATCGGCCTTACCTCTGAATGGTAATCCGTTTAACATCTTGATGGCTGGTGCTTCAAAGGTACAGCCATCTAATAAGTTGTAAGCTTCATTACAATTCTTAACAGCTTTAGCTATCCAATGTGCTGAGTCCATCTCTGACTTAGTGTACACAGTCTCTGGGCCGTGTTCAGCAGTAGCTTCCTTAAAAGCCTTTATAGCTTTGCTCCCATCTATAACAACCAACTCTTCTAACCTGTGTGGCTCCAGCACAGCTAAGTGTACAAGCCTACCATCTCTCAATGGCTGAGAATTGCTGGAGCTGTACAAGCTCTTCTGATAAGCCTTTGGGCTATCTATTAGCTTCTTCGCAGCTGAACTGCTCAAAGCGTGTTTACCTAAATGACCATAGTAAAAACTATCATCATACATTTTCTTTAGTATAGCTTCTTCTTCCCAAAGCTCTTTATTTAATAACTGTATCATCTGTAATATGTTTCTAAGATTTCTTCTTCTAATTGTTTTGTTGTCTCTTGATTCAACATAAAGTCTACACAAGCATCTCCTAAATAGATGCCGTATATATTGAACCTCTCTCTTTCATAGGGCTCAAAATAAGTTTCTTTTTCCTCTGACTCATACATACCACAAACAGTAAACACAAGTCCTTCCCAAGTGATATCATACTCTTTCATTGCTGTGCTGTTTAATGATTTCTACACATCTGTCAATCCAGTTTGAAACAAAGATTTGCTCTGTGTCTCTGAGATGATATGAGATCATCTCTAAGTCTTTAATTGCCTGTTCCATTTGTTATTTGTTTTAATGTTATACGCAAATATAAACATTATTTGTTAATAAACAAGCATAAGTGTAAAAAAAAGAGAGGCTATGGCCTCTCCTTGTAATTGTAGTTGTATGGACTGACTACTCCTTCTTTAACATCTTCAGCCTCTTTATTTCTAAGTTCCCTAACAAAAGCTATCTCTCTTTCAATGTAGTCTTTAGCTTTGTATAGGTCTTGCAGCTCATCATCTTTCTTTCCTGCCCTGGCAATATACTTAACAACATTGCCTCTGTTGAATGAAAGTTTGTAGTGTTGACAGAAGTCTATTACATCGTAATCTCCTGTAGCTTCATAGTGTATTGCGTTTCCTCTCACAGCTTTTCCATTTGAGATAAAACATCGTACCAATACGTTCTGTCATTGTAATGAGTTCTTGAGTGCATGATTAAATCTAAAATCTCATCAACACTTTTCTTTTTTGCATCAACAAACCCAACATTGTTTTCTTCAAATGATTTCCAATTTGAGTTCAAAATGTGTCTGGCTTTCTCTAATTTTTCTTTACTGTTTTCCATATTAATCTATCTTTAAAAATTCTGCGTTAGCGTATTCCTGAAACCATTCCTTATTGTCCTGGTACTTGTCTATTATTGCATCAATCATTACAAGTTCGTCAATTGAACTACCTTTAATCTTATCCATCAATGACTCTATCTTGTTTAAGATGTTAGTAACCATCTGCGGATCTGTGTTGTACAGATTGTTAAACTCTTCTCGCACAGTATCCTCAAGCATTATGTTTAGCTTGTTTACTTGCTGCTTTACATTCTGTCTGTATTGCTTAGTCAGCCTGAGGCCTTCATTGGCCTCTAACAACAACTGAGACAACAATACACTCTTCATATAATCTAATTGCATTTTACTCATATTACATTTATTTTCATTGCTAATATAGTGTTTATTTGATTTAATACATATTCTTTGTCATAGAAAGTATCTGCTTGATAATATATAATTATATGAGGAACATTGAATGTATCCTTATATAATTTAAGTTGGGACTGATGAAGATCCTTAGACTTTAATTGAAATGGAGAAGACATATGTTTATAGCTTATTGGCTTTACCTGTATTCCAAAAAGTAATGTATCTGAGTAAGCTTCCCAATCAGTAAAGTAATTCTCATCTATATCATGAGTGGTCTTTCTAAAGTCAATATTAGGAAATTCTAACTTAAGATCATCCATTAGCTCAATCTCTTTCACCATGCCATTCCAGGTCTGACCCAATACTCTATGAAAAACATAATTCTTAGCATTTAATAAAGTGCAAGAATGTGTATCCACAATGTAATTACTTATGTCATTAAGGACATCTCTTCCTACATTGTCAAAATAATACCTAACCCATTCCTTATCATCAAATGAATAATTATCATCTCTAATAAATAAATCAAATAACTCAGAACATTTTCCTACATTAGAAGACCAGAACATTCTGCTCAACTTAGTATTCTTCTTTAGCTTCTGATAAAGAGAGTTAGGTATATTGTATTCAAAATACTTCATTAACTATTGTATTCGTCTATAAGTTGTTTCAATGCGTTGTAAGTACTTCTAAAGCAAGAACCACAAGACGTAGGCTGCTTGTTCTCATTGAACACCCTATTGTAAATCTTCAACATCTTTAACTGAACAGTCTGACTAACTACATTAGTAGGTTTTGACATATGATCCACCAAGTAGTTATACTCCTCTTCAGCCAAGCATTCTATCTTCTTGTAAGGGAATACCTTATTGAGAGTAGTCTTTCTTTCTGAACACCCACAATCCTCTCCAGCTAAGAACTTAACTGCTGCTTTAATTCCTGTAGCTGTAGTAATTTTTTCAATGGTATCTCCAAGTCCAGTAGATTCAGAAGCTGTAGCTTCTTCTCTGGATACAACCCATTCTTTGTACTCCTTAGTGCGTTTGTCTAATGCTTCGTAGTAGGTTTGGTCTTTCATTACTTCTTTGATTTGATTAAGTGAAAATCACCATTAGAATAATCCTGGTAATCTTCTATGAATTTGTTGTTTAATATATTCTTGTAATTCTTAATAGAATTGTATATACTCATAAGAGTTATGCCAGAGCCATTTGCAATGTCTCTAAGCGATAAGTTTGTCTTAAAGTATAGCGAAGACAATATAATGTCGTAGCGTTCCCAACCCATAATCTCTGAAGACATAGAGTCTATTAAATTGTGGAATGCCTCTTGTTCATCAAACTGACTGCTATCAAATTCAACATCATCTTGAATATCATCAGTTTCTATATATTCAAAGAACTTGTATTTGTTTCTTGCTTTCACATAGTCAACAAACATATTTTTTAGTGTAACATAGATGAAGAATCTATTGACCTCATCATCATTGTACATAATCTTTTTCTCATCAGTAACAAGCCTATGTATCCGCAAATACATACTCTGCACTATATCTTCTGCGATGTGCTTATCACATCCCATGTTGACAACCATCTTAATCCATAAGGTGTGGTTATCTGCAAGTTTTTCTAATATCAATATCTAAGTGTTAGGGTTATTTTATCAGTTTCCCCATAGAACTTTTCTAAGTTATTTATACAAACAATATTCTGATCTTGCTCATAGACTACTCCCTCCAAGGCATCTAAGAATGCCTTGTTGAGATTATCTTGTAAATCAGGTTTGGTTGGTTTATAAATCTTGCCTTGTTGTCTTTTCTTTTTACTAAATGCTTTTGGATATGCATACTGATAATGTAGCTGGTCTATGAAAATCAAAGTACCAGCAGGGATTATTTCAAACCCCTCTGGCAATTGATCGCTAACCAACTTAATTACATATGCTTGATAATCCACTATCTTTTTTGGTTTGTAAGACCTACCACTACGGGTGAACCTTACAGATTGATGAGGTTGCGCCCTCAAGTTGAATGTTAATTCTAATTTATTCAAACTTCTTTGTGTCAAATTTATCCAAGTCTGTGTCTATCACAGATGGCAATCCATAGTCATCTATCTTATATGAGAAGCTATTAAAGGGAAAGTTTCTGCTTTCCTTACATAACACCTCTATGTATCCTTCATCAAAGTTAGGCATTAACTGAATCGCAGTTTCAGCCTTTTTATATAAGGAAGACCCAAGATGGCCTGTCGCTTTATTTGTTCCGTGATTAGAATGTATCACAGTAAGTATAGTACAATTGTATTCTAATGTCCAAGACATAAGCTTCTGTATTATCTTATTTGATTCATCTATATTATTCACATCACTTACTAAATCTGCTATACCATCTATAATAACTAACCCAGGGTTATTTACTCTTCTGCTCAAGCAGTAATCTATAAAATCTACTCTCTTATCATAATCAAGCTGTCTAAGGCCATAAGTATGATAACACTCATTATCTAAGCCAGTCATCCTTAATACTCTCTTAAACACTCTCTGAGCGTGAAATCTTCCTTGCTCAGTATCAAAGTGCAATAAGCACTTATCATCTCTATATCCTTTTATACCTTTAGTGTATCCATCAGATTTACCTCCAAGGAAAGCCGCACTAAGCAAGCTTACAAAAAAGGTCTTGGTAGATTTTGGTGGCGCCTGTACAAAAATTAGGTTGCCAAAAGTTCCTATAGGAGTTGGATATGTAACTCCTCCCATTGTATGTTCTCCAAAGCTTAAGGACACAGGAGGGTGTCCAATCTCTTCATTAGGGTCTATAAAGAGTTCCCTCTCTATATTCTCCATTTGCATCATCAAGACTTCCCTCTCGTCTGATTCCGCTATTTGTTCCTTTGTCATATTGTTGAAATATTTAAAAGGAGAGATGGGGCCTAAGCCCCATCAAGTCCTTTATTTACTAAAATGGTAAATCGGCAGCAGCTGAAACCTCTACCTTCTCAGTAGCCGCACCCTTTGGTGTAGGCTTGAAGGTATTTAAGGAAAAATACATTCCCTGCTTTCCAGATAGCATATTAAGCTTTAACTGCTTATTGCCTTTGTATTCTGAATAGTATTCTTTATGAGTTGATACGAACTCAAAGAATTTTTTTAGTTCTACAATAACCTCACCTTTTACAAATTCTGGTGCGGTTTCTCTTGGGTTGAAGAATCTCAATCCGTCTACGAAAATAGTCTCTTTTGTGTTACTCATTGTGTTAATTATTAACGTTAATATTAATTGTTACCAGCGTGGTGCTGGGTTACCTTGTGTAGCAGTAGCTGCTTTAGCTACTGTTCCTTTTCCGTGATCGTTCGTGGCATCTGCATCTTTAGTATCATCTATAAGTAGAAGGCCATTAAGTGCATACTTCCTTGCATAAGAAGAAGAACTACCAAAGCTTTGTGCAATGTCCATTCCTTTTCTGTTTGCATCAACTCCTGCTTGAGCCTTAGCCTCTACAGAGTTTCCTTCTGAATGTAGGATAGCTCTTGCTTCCACAAAAACTAATGTTCCTACCTCTTTAATCTCATCAGTAATAGTTAGTCCTATTTGATGTTTAGCCAACAATGGCTTAAGTGCTTCCAAGATGTCTTCTTGGTTTCTGTACTTGTACTTCCCAAATGAGTTGTACTGATTCTTCGGGGCCTTTAATTCAGTCTGAATTGCAATCACCTTTTCCTGGAATGTTAATGTTTCTGTCATAATGAAATTGTTTAATTATACAAATTTAGTTAATATATATTGATAAATAAAATTATTTAACAACTATTTTCTTTTTTTCCTCCTCAGTAGTCTTATGCAACAACTTGTAATAGTCTATTTTAAACTGTGTTAGCATCATCTGAGTCCCCTGAAGCTCCATCTCTAAGCCATTGACGTAGAACTGTACTTCATTTAGCTTCTTGTAATATTCGTTAAGACCCTTCTTGTCATAAGCACTTGCTGTGTATAACAAGTCAAGTGCCTCTGCAAGACTCATCCAATTGTCTATATATCTAACCTTGTTGAAAGACATCTGACTGGACTACTTGCTTATATTCATCTGGACAATCCTTATCACATAATTCAAATATAAATGTGGTAAGCTTCTCGTTCTCTAATTTAAGCCTATTAACTTCATCTAATAAAGCTGCAATCCTGGCTTCTTTGTAACTTAATAAATTGTGACTCATAATTTATTCTTTTCAATTAAAATAATAAGTTTTTCAATGTCTTCTTTACCAGTAAATATAATGTTCTCGTAATCAAACATTTCTACACGCCAGCCATTTTTTTCAGCTTCTCCGTTATCATTAGATATTAAACATAATTCATCTGTAATATTATATGTGTAATAGTAATAAGGTTTTAGTCCTGAGTCTTTATGTTCTGGATATAAATCAGTTACATATGATTTTTTAAACCCTAAATCTATTAAATCTTGTTCTTTCATAATTGTTTTTTTATTTCTAATGTTGGGTAAGCATTACTATACCTTATTTCGTCTTGAGTTGAACCATAACGGCTATCGCCTCTTGTTTCTGTTCTCATTCCTGTGATGGGATTCAATCCCATCTCCCACCACGGTTCTGCTAATTTTTGCATTTGCTTAATGATTTTTTATATTTATCTTCTAAGTATTTTCTTGTCTCACCTTCGCTTCCATAACAAGTTATGTAGTTATACTTGGCCATATGCTTTATAGCTTTCAGGTTAAGCCCTCCGTATTGATAGGATATCTTCTTTAGTGATCTTGATATTCTGTTATTATAGGGACTTGCTGAATTTTCATAATCCTTCATAATATCAATAGCATCATAAACATTCTTAGCAACATCAATGTTAACTTTAAACGATTGCGACTTTAATGATTTAAGCACCGAAAAAGCAGAACCATCCATTAATATCTCTAAGGATTTAATTATTGAGAATTTACCTTTTGATTGCTTGAACCATTTACCAGCATACTCAAGAGCTATCTTACAATCAATGTCTCCTTTAGTAGACAAGCTTCTGCAATAATCTTCAGCACTCCATTTCTTACTTTCTTGTAATTTAGCTATGTGTCCCTTATCTGCACAAGAAGATACTATATAAGGTATAACAAGATTGTTTCTTCTTAAAGCTACAAACCTATGTTGTCCTTCAATTATCTCATAATCTTTATTTACAACTATAGGAACCTGTATTCCTATTTCTAAGATAGATTTCTCTATCTTGTCAACATTCAAGTCGTTAATGTCTCTGTTTGATTCAACAAAGTTGAACCTGTCGTAATTCTTAGTTTCACCTAAGTGCCATTTTGTTTCCATTTTGTTATTGTTATTTGATTAATACCTTACAAACATATATAATTATAAAACACCAGTCAAGTCTTTAACAAAAATTTAACACTTTAAAACAGAAAGCCCCTCCGTAAAGAGGGGCTATCATCAACAATAACAAAGGAAAAGGGAAATCAAGTCCACAAGGCAAACTGTGGGGGTTTAAGGTCATCTGTATCAAAGTAAACTGTCTCTCTGTTTACCGCTATTCTTTCTACTCCAAATAAGATTAGCTCTTTTATTAAAGCCATTCTTTTCTTTGGGCCAACTACTCTAATCCTTATAGCCTTTCCAACTCTGTGGCTATCCTTAGTAGGAAATAGATTCTTGTCAGCATAAGTCTTGGAAACGTACCCAAGCTCTATATTTAAGTTTCTCTTAGTTCTATGCACTATCTGATCTAATATCAGAACTGGCTCCCTCTCCATAAAATGATATCCGCTGTTAGGTTCTCCAGGGCTATCAAATAAATCCCAAGTTAGATAGTTTAATCCTTCTCGGTTTCTTCTCTCTTCTAAGCTTAACTCTTTAGTATCCATCTTGGTGTTGCAATAGCAACTTACCTGTGGCTTCATCTAAATCCTTAATCGCTCTGTAAATTGCTCTGCTGTTTTTTTTTACTTGTTGTTTGTCAGAATTAGTTGAATCTGAACCAAGGTTGGTATACATAGTAGCATCAGCTTCTAATAACATATCTATCCTTTCTCTAATAGACTTGTTGAAGTCTTCTGCTATTCGTAATATTTCTTCCTTGTTAATCATACTCAAATATACAAAGTATACATATATAATATTAAGTATATATGCTTATAGTTATAAACATTGTTAATAAATATTTATTGAATAAAAGTTGATTATCTCAGAAAAAACCTGTAACTTCGCCTTAAGTCTAACTTGTCAGACAGTTGCTGACGAGCCTAAAGCGAGGCAGCTCAGTATAAAGAACCAACTGTAAAGGGGATAACTATATCAATCTTTGTTCTGCTTTACAGCAGAGCCAAAATAGTATCCGAAGATGCTAAGTGCAACACCTTCTACTATACCGATCATATGTATAAATATCTCTTTGTTCCCTTCTGGAACATTTGTAGTAACCACAGTATATACTAAGAATGCAAAGGCAAGTAAGCCTACAATGCCTGTGGCATTGAACATCCAATCAGTTCCATACTTTCTTAAGTTTACTTCTCTGGTTCTTGCTGAATCTCTATCCATTACTTCAAGCTCATACAGCTCTACAAGCTGTCTATGAGCCTCTGACTTATCATCAGCAGACATATTACCATCTTTATCTATTAGGTTTTTTATAATGCCTAATATACCTCTGTCTGGTAATACATCACCTATAGTCTCAACAATGCTTGGTGCAGTTCCCAAAAGGAACTTTCCAAGCTTGGTGTCTCTGAATGGTTTTTTATCTATCATTTAGGGTACTGTGTTTAAGAGGCTACTATGTTTAAGAGTTAGTAAGTCCAGATTACATTCTCTGGTTTACCTGGGTCATTGTCAACGTGAATAAAGGTATCTGCAATACCTATTCTGTTGAAGCCTACTTTCATTAATGCTTTAAGTATTTTATATCTATTAGAGCTATTGGTGCAAGCAATGTCTGCCGCAAAGCCTAAAAGGTGGCTGGAGTTTGAAACTCCGCCAACCTTTTTGTTGTGGGCTTCAGTTCTGTAGCCGCTTGTTATTTTAAAAGGTATATCACACAAAGAACGTGCCTGGTCTAATTTACTTAAAAACTCCCTATCCATAGCTTCGCCACTTCCCACCAAATCAGGGCTATCAAACTCAGAAAGTTTAAAATACTTCATAAAATCTTACCTAATAATATACTTGTTAAAACCATTATAAGCATCCAAAAAACACCGAACTGGAACATATCCCAAGTGGTTCCGTTTTTCTTTTGGTGTAGCCATACTTTTAATTCTATAAACTTAAATATTGCTTTATTTATTAGCTTTCTCATTTATTTTCTTTTTTACAAGGTAATATAATTCTTTTCCTAATAGTCCAAAGAAACCACCTACAAGACCAACCATTGCCGCTTGTGCTACTCCCATTAATGATACAGTTGATAGGGCAGTAAAAGTAAAGCCGCTTATGAATGATATTTTATTGTCAAGTCCCATAGTTTAAATGGGGGCTTTTACACCCCCTTTTATTTTAGTATTGAAATTTCCTAATAGGCTTCCAATAGTTATAGTCTCCTTTATTAATGTAAGCAGTAGTTTGCCCGGTTGCCGTAACATCAATTCCAAAGGACATTCCCGAAGTAGCCTCTATACTGCTATTATATCTTACATTTACAATTAAATTAGCAAGATTCCCTAAACCACCCGGATTAGTTCCAACTACTGCATTTAATGTCTGCAATTCTGCCATATTAGGTAAGTACCAATCATTATACACACCGTCAGTATATGCCCTTGCCCTTTTCGCTGCTATGTTAGCCGTAGCACAGTCTCGCACAAGAGTATAAGTATTAGGGCTTCCGCCTCCTAAAGTATTGTCTTGAATACCAGGGGGATTTAGGAATTGTTGATATGCACAACCCCATTGGGCTGTAGTGGTTGAGGTAGTTAAAGAAGCTACAAGTGCTAAATTATTTGCTGCGTAAAAAACTATACCACCTTGTGTATATTGTCCTACAAATGGAGGAATTTCAGAAAGAAATCTCCTTACAGGCAAACAATACAATGCAGCACCTTTAGCATATCCTTGAAAACCACCATTCCAAGGTCTTAATGCTTGTGCTTGTGAAGCACTCACTTCAGTTGAACTCCAATATAAATTATCCGTAGGATAAGTCATTAATTGCCTAACTGTATTATGAACCTCTTGTAATTCTCCTTGACTTGGCAAAAACCAATCAGAATATCCATTTATGGTAGAATCAAAAACATAATTTACAGCTTGACAAGTTCCTGCTGCACGAATGTCTAAATTGTTTTGATACCCTGTTCCTATTGCTGTACCTGACGCTCCGGGAACATCGGTAAAAATAGTCCATCTTCCTAAGTTTGGGTCAGCGGGTAGTGGAGAAGTTGCGGTAACCATTCCGCCTCCATTTCCATCTAACCAAAACACAATACCACCACCATAAGCGTCGCCTACTTGAAGACCCGTAGCGGCTCCTAAACTTATATTACTTGCTCCAAAAGCCATATTATATTATTTAAAGGTTAATATCAAACAATAAAACAGCCTTTTTAGACGTTAATGCTTTTATTTCTGATTCTATTGTATCACTTTTTGTTCTTAATTCTGCTCTTTCTCCTCTTACATCAACGGGAGTTGCTTCGCCACTATCGGATTCACGAATAATATACCAATCTGTTGAAGATAATTGACCACCTACCATATATTTTAATTGTTGAATTTTTCGTGCTTTTAATTCAGATAATGAATCCTCAATTTTTAAATCCACAACATCATAGGTATAAACATCACCGTCTAAGTGTAATTTAGATATTTCCTCTATTCTTGAATCAAATGTAGGATACACCACATCTTTAAACCCTAAAGCAGCGTAGTCTTTAATGTTTTCGTGAATTCTTTCTCCATCGTTCCAAGACTTTGGTAATGTGCCAAATGTTTTTATTTCTCCGTTGATTTCTATTGCTTTCATTTTATATGTTTTATTTAATTATTATGCGGGTTGTGAAATAGTGTAGTAATATAATCCGTATCCTAATTTAACCATTTGTATTAGGTTTGTTACCGTACCGTCATAGTCTCCTGCGATTTTTACTGCAAGGTTTGCGCCTGTGTTTTGGAAAGTCAATGCAAAATCACCTGTACAAACAATATACTTAACATCGCCAAGATTAAAATTAGTGTAAGTTAAATCAGTCGCCCCCGTTAATGTTAAAGTTGCTTCACTATATAATCCCCAATCAAGGTTTACTGTTCCTGTAGATGAATTATTTGTGTAATTAGTTTTATATTCAGCCCCTAAATTAGCATAATCAATTACATCGTCTGCAATAGTTAATGCGGTTGCTCCTGTTACGTCCCCTGTATGGTCGTAGTTAGGTGCATCATTGGTAACTGTTACCGCTCCTGTTGTTTGGTCTACAGAAATACCTACTCCTGCCGATACTGAATTAACGTCTCCTGCATCATCAGCATAGAGTTCTGTAAAGTTGTCATTTACTTTATCGAATGCACTTCTTAATGGGTCTCCTGTACCATCATTAGCAACCGTTCCGATATTAATTGTTTGTTGTGCCATTTTTTGATTGTTTAATTATTATTTTTAATATTTAGTTTGGTCTGCTGTTATATTTGAATTGTCAGCCATTAATAATGTAGTATCTACTCGTAAGAAACTACCATCTGCATCTGTTGGATATACAATACCCCATCCATTAGGTTCATCTGTATTTCCGAACCAACTACTTTGATAACTTATCCCCCAATTTATACTGTTTGCCATTTTTGTTTATCTTGTTTAAATAAGCTTCTAACTTTATTATATTACTCTTTTTTGGCTTATATGTTATAATTTCCTTTTTTTCCATTATAGAACCCAAGAATGAAAGTTTACATCACGATCTGGATACATTTCACCATTAGTGGACTCGTTATACTCTGGATAGTCTTGGCTATAAAATCCCATATAATCAACAAACCTACGAGTATAAAACTCTGCGGTTTCTGTTACCCTATTTAACATTGCATTCATCTCTTCTAAAGAGATTGTCTCAGCATTTTCACTTCTATGTTTAAATACACCTCCATTGCTAATTTGATACATAGCAAATGGCAAGTAAGAACTTTGCGTAAACCAAACAAGCATGGGCTTGATATAAACATCAATCAAACTCTTATATTTAGCATTTGCAACTAAATCAATATCACCAGAAATAACTAAAGCTTGCAATTTGTTATATAATTTACCTCCTAAATAATTCTGTATATGAGTATCTTGTGCTACCTCAATAAATTGTATTAACTTGTCTCCATCAACATTGCCGTCAATGATTGACTTTCTCTTTAAATCGTTTAGTGTTATAAAAAGTGCCTTCTGCGCCATATTTATTTAGTTTTTGGATATGCTCCTCTATTTGGCATATCTGTAGGTCTTACTGGTACTTCACTCGGGTTTGTAGGCTCGTTAAAACCATCTTTTACTGCATCAGATGCTTCTACTTCCGTATCAGCACTTACCTTCTTCTTATAAACCTTTCTTTCCCAGAAATGATGGCAATTAACTCCTCCTTTGAACTTAAATAGAGAATAATTTTGACCATTATGACCTAATTCGTTATTTAATCCCTTGAAAGACATTTGTGAGATGTCTTCTTTTCTAAATACAATCTCCTTCTTAGTTAAAGACTCTAATTGCTTACAGAATTTACGGCTATTTGCAGACTCTCTAAGAGGCCCGTAGCTATATCTGATCTTATACCCCGAATTGTCCTGAGAAGAGCGTGCAGATGCCTTAGAATCGCTTTCTGTTACCGCTAAAGCAGTTAAGTCAAACTCTTCATTTTCGTTTGTTACTTCTTCAGAATGTACAAGCTCCCAATCAGAGCTAATTACCTCACCCATATCTTCTAATTGAGCGTATAAGTCATCTCCTTCATCATCAGAGAAGTCAAGTTTAGCCTGGGAAGATAATTTCTCCCCAGTCTCCTCTTCTCTCTTAACTTTAGTAGAAATATTTTCTAACTCTGTAAACTCAATAGGTTGTAGTGTTACAAAGTATAAGTTTAAGAATATACTGTTAAACTGCAATATCTCTTCCAAGCCATCTAAAATGGCTTGTTGGAATGGTCTAATAACAATATTATCCATAAGGATAGAAGCCGTTCTAAGCTCTTCTGCGTTGTTACCAAATCCAGTATTATCCTTAATACCTAACAAGATTGGAGACACAATACCGTGACCTAACATTATCTTCTCTCTACTCTCGTCAGCTAAGAACTGATACTGAGCGTGAGCATCAGGCAGGTGAATAGGCTCTAAGTCTGCTTTACTTTCAGCACTCTCGTTAAACGTCAGTATAAATTTACCAGCATTTGAAGAGCCGCTAAACTTATCCATTATTTTTCTTTCAATAATCTCTTGTGTCTCCTCGTTGGGAACACCATTATTGAAGTTAATTAGCAAAGATGGCTGTAAGCCATTCTTTATGTTGTTTATGTGGTAGTTTGATACTTCCTCTTCAAGTGAGCAGTACTGTAAGCATCCATTATAATCAACTGGAGCATAGTAGTAGAATCCACTTCTATATGGCTTAAATATATATAACTCAATAACATCACCTTTTGCTCCATTTCCAAAAGTAGGGATTCTCTTAGGTTTATCAGAAGGCTTTATGTCGCACCACTTTGGGTGATAGTAGTAAGCATTAATCTTACCGTCTTTAGCCTTCTCAGCTCTCAATGTTTCCATTGGAAAGTGTAGTACTTTTACTATACTTGTCTTTTGCTTGTTGTAAACAACTTGAATAGCCGCTTGACCAAGCATCTTGTAATCATTAGATACTCTTTTAATCTCTCTTGGCTTAAGAAGCATCTTCATTTTGGTATACATCTCTGGCTTAATGTCAGAGTCCGTGGCTTCAAGGCCACGGCCATATATCATATCTACAATACCGTTAATACAACGAGCATTCGTAGGACTTCCTAAATACTTCTCTATTAGATTGTCAAAGTAGTCATTATCATCACCATACTGAACCCAATCTTTACCATAAACCTCTCTAACGATAGGAGTTTGATATCCAGACAAGTTCACAATCCTTGTAGACCCTTGAACCTTTTGTTTTGGTTGTAATGTAGTTTTTCTATGTTTCATATTATAATACTATGTATTCGCTTTCACCCTCACCAACATATTCATCATATTCATTAGTGTTTATAGTGTGAACAACTTCATCGTCTGTTTGGCTTGTAACATAAGCCTTATCTCTGTAAAATAAAGAGCCGTTTCTTGTGAACTCTAAATAATATGCGTTTTCCTCAGATAGTATACTAAATGCAATATCCATATATACAAAATTACTATTGCTATCTGGAATCGTTGCTTCAATATCTGTAATAGTCTCAGATTTGTTTGTGCCATCCTCTGTTATTGTCAGACTAACGTCAGTAAAGGATGCATCAGCAGTTGGAAATTCCCTGGGAATAACTGCAATAATCTGAGCATCTGTACTTGGTAGTAATCTTATCATAATATGATAACTGAAAAGTATGTTTTTTGTTTTAAATAGAAAAGGGAGGGCTTTCGCCCTCCCCCTTCTGTGTTTAAGAGTACTGTGTTTAAGAATTACTGTACTAAAAACCCTGCTGTAGCAAGAGTACCATCAGTACTAATTATGAAGTTAGCAGGAACTCTTTCCATTCCTGTTAGAGTAAGTGTATATCCAGATAGTTCAGACATTGCTCCTCCAGTAACAACAGTTCCTCCAGTTACGTCCATTCCGTGCTCTAATCCAGCTAAAAAGAAGTTTCCGTTGTAGTCCTCGACAATAACTTGAGGTCTTCCGTAAGAAAGTAATTTTAATTCTTTGTTATCGGTAAGAGTTAACTTCTTCAAAGTAATTTCTAATACTTGCTCAAAAGCTGTAGTACCAGTTTCTCTTGAAGACTGAATGTTTTGCGTAAAAGTGGACGTTCCTTTGATATCGTATTTGTAAGCTGGTGTGTCAGCAGCAACTGATACAATAACATCCTCTTCACCCGCTACTGCGCTTTTAACAGCAGCTAAATCAGTAAAATTTACAAAGTAAATAGCATTTAAACCACCTACTGAGTCTTTACACGGCTCTATACGGCCGCTTGTTAAATTACAAGACATATTTTTATATTTTTATAAGATTAATTAAAAAAGGGTAGGCAGGCTTTACGGCTTACCTACCCTTTCTATTTATTTAGTTGGTGATTAAGCTACTGGAGTGTAAAGAACGATGTCAGAACCAATTCCGTATTGTACTCCTGCAAGTAATCTCATAACAACTCTTACGTTTTGAGATCCGTCAATGTCAGCCATATCAATAACTTTTACTTCGTTGATATCAGATAACAATCCAGTACCAAAGTATAAGTTAGATTTTTCAGCAGCCATCATAAAGTTGCTTCCAAGGCCGTTGGCTACAAAGATGGAAACTCCATCAAAACTGAGGCTGCCATTATTGAACCATTGTGTTCCTTGTGCATTTGTACCGTTAGCTCCTAAGCCAGCAGCAGCAAATCCTCCTAATGCTCTAACGTAAGCTCTTGCTACGTTTTGAGAAACATATAGGTTAAGGTCTTCTTTTCCGTATAATGTGTCAGGAATAGCGTCAACAACTTTTCCCATTTCATCAATTACGTTAGCGGCAGTAACACCACCAGCAGCAATAGAAGCTCCAGCTACATCAACTACATCGCCATCAGCGGTAGCTAAAGTTACTAATCCGTCAAATTCACCAGCGTTAGCAGTAACTCCAGACCAGATGTTTGTTTCGTTCTTTTGAGCTACTTTAGCAGCAACATGAGCAATTAAGAAATCAGCGAAAGATGGAGGTAAGCTATCAAAAGCAGATACTCCCATTTCAACAGCCTCCCAGTCAGAACGGAAGTCTTTCTTACATAACTGTAAGTTAACTTGGAATTCTTCTGGTTGGATGATTCTTTCAGTTAATGTAACAGTTGACGTTGGGTCAAAGTCACAAGTAGCATCTTTAAGTACATCGTCAGTAGCAATCTTTTTGATTACTTCTTTGTACTTGATGTTTGGTTTTACTTCGATTCCACCATTCTCAATGGTAGAAGCAGATAATAATGCAGCAGAAATATATTTTCCAGCAAATTCACCTGCGTAAGTTGTAGTGATAGATGTGTTAGTTGGCATTGTTTTATTGTTTAGAGATTTTAGATAATACTAAGTCAAATGTAGTTGCACCTCTTTTTTGAGAGTACAAGTTTAATGTTTTAGATTCAACAGCTTCTTCTGGAGAGTGCTTTAATTCTGCAACCTCTTCTTGAGCTGATAATTCTGTAGCTTCTTCAGCTAATTCTTTTGGAGCATCTATAGCATCTTCGGTGCTCATAGATTCCATAATTTGGTCATACATAGCTTTCATTTCAGCCATTGCTTGAGCCAACTCTTCTTTAGTAGCATACTTGTCTTCGCTTTCAACAACATCTTCTACGATGTCCTCAGCTGCATCAGCAACTGGCTCTTCAGCTAAAACCTCTTGCTCCTGCTCGGATAAAACTACTTCTTCTTTCGCCTCAATAGCTTCAGTAGCTACTTCTTCAGGCTTAGAAAGCAGAATCTCCTTGAATTTGTCAACGATTTCTTTTGCGTTCATATTAATTGGGTTATTTATTTACTAAATATGTTATGATAACTGATATACAACTTATTGTTATATTTTCAATTACCCATTGCTTCTTGTGATGACTCTTACTCCGTCATCTTTTTTAGTTTCCTGCACTTCCACTTTTTCAATCAGAGGCTTAGTAGCCTCTTCTTTCGTTGGTTTACTCTTTTTAATTTTAAACATACTATTCGCTTATTTTAGTTATACTTCCTATTCCTTGATTAATCATATTACCCTTACAGCATTTAGTAGAGTAAGTTCCATTATTGCATAAACATCCTCTTTTAGATGATTTTGGGCTTGTTCTACTTGGAGTAGCTTTCATTTTATCACTCATAGCTTTATGTTTATTGTTTTGTTTTTATCGATGGAGGATTTACTACAGGCACTAATTTAACTTTCGGTCTATTAGGTGTGCTACGAACAACAGGAGGAATATTATACATTCTATCGGTACGCTGCCATCTGTATTGAGGGTATCTTGCAAATTCAGAGTATTCCCAACTGTTCCCGTACTTATTGTCAAATATCCATCCATTAATTAAAGGGGCGTTAATGCTAAATAAATCGGCATTAACTTCTTGTTTTTTTAGTTGGTTAAATCTATCAATAGTAGACAAGTGGTTTTGTGTGGATACTTTTAATTCAAGTGAGCCACAAGAAACAAACATAAATAATGCTATAATTAATATTTGTTTTAAGTATTTTAACATTAGGCTTTTTTCTGAATTATAAACCATTCTACTCCGTCACTCCAAACTTGTATTCCTTCGTAATGTTTATTAATAACATACGGGCTTGTAGATCCATCAAGAGTTTGACCGTTTATTGGAGTTAAATTGGCATGAGTATTTGAAGAAAATCCTCCATTTGATAAAAACCTAATAACCCTGTTTACATTTATAGGTAATGTAGCATCTGGCAAATTTAAAGTCATGTTCTGATTTCCACCACCTGTACTATTATAACTTAATCTAATTAAATTAGCTAAATCATAACCTACATCCGATAAATTAACTGTTTCACCAGCAGCCACAGTTATATTTAAAGGAACTAAATAATTTCTAAATTCTGCCCCAACTTGTGGATAAACCCTAACGTTTTCGCCATTGTAGCCCATATACAATCCCGTATCTGAAACCATCATTGCTCCTTGTTCAATATTTACATCAGATATTTCAGCATCTGTTTGCCTTTGAACGTGTACTTTGTAACTTGTGTTTTTACTTGTCATCCTCTTCTTTGTATATTGTTAAACATAAGTCAACCAAAGGCAAGTATAAAACGTGATCAATAGTATTGGTCTCGTTATACTTGTATGTTCTAATTCCGAACAATATTCCAGGGTAAAACCCTATGCTAATTTCCCATCCGTTAATCATTGTCTATCTTTTTAAGTTTAGATATAGCCCAGTTAACTCCTGCTGAACCACCCCAAGCATCCCACATAATTCCTCCACAACCTTCTGAGTAAGGAACGTCTTTGTTTTGTTGGTGCCTCTTGAAAGATGCCATTCTTGCTATTGTTGAACGGCTTATTGGCTGTCGGCTCGCAAGTTGACTTGCTCTCCTCCATCCTACTGATGTCCCGCAAGAACTCCCATTCTCTTTTTTCCATTCTAAGGCTCTTTTAGCGTTGTTTAC